CACCACCACCGCCCGACCCGCCGCCCATACCGCCGAACAGCTGCTGCCAGACCTTGCTTTCAAGCTGGCGGGCAATGCTGGAAAGGACGCCAGACAGGTTCTTGCCGCCAGTGATCAGGCCGTCGAAATGGCCGGCCGCGTTCTGTGCCCATTGCTGGTGGGCTTGTTCGGCGGCGGCGGCTGCTTCGGCCACGCCGTCGAGTTCGTTTTTCAGTGTTTTGGCTGCTCCAGCGCCGCCGGATCCGAGGCCGTCAAGAGAAGCGCTTGTTCGATCAACTGTGACCGTAATATTCCGCAGCTCCTCGGCTGTCGCGCGCTTAATCTGGTTTCCTTCAAACACGCGCTTGTTCAGCTCTTCCTCAGCCTTGCGCAAATCTGTCGCCGCGTCCTTTGCCTCTTTCATGCGCTTTTGGAAAATTGCGTTACCTGGATTGTCGAGCATGCCCGGCAGGAAAGCGTTCTCCATTGACGACTGATCAAATGCAGCCTGCAAGTTTGCTTGCTTGAGCGCCATTTGGGCTTCGGCAGCCGCATAGGCGGACCGCGCCAACGAAAGGTTATCATTTGCCAGCTGGACAGTTGCCTTAGAAGTGGCTGGCAGATCATTACCTGCAAGAATTGCTAGCTCGGTTCCAAGAACAGATGCCGCTTTCTGAGCATCGCCCATCGCAGCAGCACCCTCTTGGGAGTTGTCCCGCAACAAAAGAAAGGCGGCCGCACCTGCCCCGAGAAGGCCTGCCACAAGACCCAATGGACCACCCAGAAAAATCAAAGCACCGCGCGCAACATTTGTCGCTGTAGTCAGTAAGCCTGTCGCCGTTGTCGCCCGTGCAAGCCCGACAACATAAGCGGTCAAACTGGATGCGGCGAGACCGGAAAGAGTCACCGCAAGCGCCTGAAATCCGATATCCAGATTATCGAGCACAGTGCGCAGAAGGCCCCCCTCGCGCAGGCTTTCAGTGATACTTTCGGCAAGCGCGCCCATCGCGGGGACCATGCGCAGCGCAAGCTGGTCGGCAACGTAGGTCGAAATGTCGCCCAGTCCGGCAATCTGGTCAGTGGCCCGCTCGATCGCGGCCGCATCGACATCCGAGAGAGCCAAGCCGAATTCCTCGACATCGCCCCGGGCCGCACGCAGGGCATCGCCACCCTGCACCATAAGCAGCGCCATTTCGCGGTTGCGTACCCCCAGCCCCTGCAACAGAGCCGACGTTTGCGCACTGTCGAGGCCCAGCTGTTTGATCCGGTCGGCGATCAGTGCCATCTTCTGATCTACATCGAGGCCTTCAAGATCGCCAGCAGTCAATCCCAGCTGCTCCAAAGCGGCCTGCGCTGCCTTGCTGTTTTTCGAGATCTCGCGGTTCATGGTCTGCACATCATTGGCGAGTGACGACAGGCTGACACCCGCATCATCTGCGGCCATTTCCAGCGCACGGTATCCCGCGACACTTGCGTCGAGACGCCGCGCCGCCTTGGCCGTGTCGTCGATCGCCCGCGCACCGCGCAGCGCCATGGTGCCCAGGGACGCGCCAAGTGCCGTGGCTATACCAGCAACCGCAAGAAACTGGTTGCGCATCTGGGCGATTTGGGGCCCGACACCTTTCGCGCCCTGCTTGAAGCCGGATGTGTCGAGACCCAGCATGACGCGCAATTTGCCAACGATGGAACCGCTCATGCAATCTCCTTTGCGCCCCAGGCAAGGGCGAGCTGATCAAGGTTTTTCTGAAGAATGTCCGGCGATTGCGCGGGACTTGATGAGGCGCCATCGATGAAGCTGGCGTAGCTTGGAAAGTCGGGCGTTCGCGACAAGGCCGCGACAGTCCATGATTGAATGTCCCGGGCGCGCTGATCAGCGATCGATCTCGCATTCGCCCCGCGCATATGGACAAGGTAAAGACGCGGCGACAGGAACCAGAAATCCGATGCTGCAAAGCCGGCGGCCACATAGGCCTCCAGCATTTTCAGGTAGTCGAAGTTTTCCGGCGCTGCGCCGCTTTCCGGTTTCCCGGCTTGCCTTCAACCTCCTCAGCCGTGGGCATAGCTGCGACCAGAAGCTTCAGCAGGATCCCGTCATTCTCTGACAGAAGAACGCCCGCATCCTGGACAGATGCATCGGGGTGATGATGCAGCATGGCCGCATAGGCGAGGGCACGCAGATCCTTGACGCGCGCCCTGCCCTTTTCGATTTCCGACAACACATCAAGCGCATGTTTGCCCGTTGCATCCTCGATCTCGGCCAGCGTGTTCATATCCAGCCGCAGCGTGTATATCTGACCGTCCACATTGGCGGAAATCTCTCCAAGAAAGCGGTTTGCCATGATCAGCCACCCACCGCTTCAGCAGCCAGAAGCGCAGGCACGCCGCGACTGACGCGGGCGGTGAAGCTGACCGTCAGCTTGCCCTCGGGCGTGATCTCGCCGTAGGTCAGACCGCTGGCAATGCCGAAGAACTGCATCCGGATGCCGTTGGGATAGGCGATCTGGTAGTCACCTTTCGGTGCGGCAAACATGTCTTCGACCACGTGCTCCTCATCCGGCTCGAGGTTGAGCGTGAACGACGCGTCACCCGTCCGGATCAGGCCATGGATGTGCTCTTCGGCATCCGCAGGGCTGGCCATGTGGGTGGCCTCCTGTGTATCGCGGCTGCGCGGCGTCGGGGTGATGTTGGTGATTTCACCGACAAGCGCATAAGCGGTGGTGACACCATCAACGCGCCAGCTGAACTTGCTGTTTTTGCCGATCATGGCTTTGGTTGCGGTCATGACTTTTCCTTTGCAGAAAGGGCCAGCTCACGCTGGCATCTGGGCCGGTATTCCGGCGGATCAGGTGATGGTCGGGTCGGTGCGCAGCACGTTCAGCTGCGCCTCGAAAGAGAGGCGGCGGGCGGCAAAGACCACCTCGCCCTGATTGGTGTAGACTTCCGATCCGACAGGCCGGAAATCATCGAAGAGACCCCCAGCCGTGTCATCGGCCATCAGGGCAATCTCGACAGCGAGCTGCATATCATCGACCTGGTCGATCACATCGTCGCGCTGGCCTTTGCCCTGCAACACGATGTCGATCAGCAAGCGCCGCTCATCGGCTGACATGGTGTCGGGCGTGATCCGCTCGGAACGCACGAAGCAATAGATGCCGGGCAGTGCTGTCTCGGATATCCAGCCACCGCTTGGCGGGTGTTCGACCACCGTAGCGGCTGTCAACGCACCGCCAACAGGGATCCGGATGTCAGCATCGCGCAGGATGGCGACGATCCGTTTACGTGCGGCTTTGTTAGGATGCATCGATCGCCTCCAATTGAAGAACCATATGCCCGTCTGTCGCGGGGTTCGCGGTCTGGATGGATGCAACGACGCGGTAGATCTTGCCGTTGCCGGGGATAACCTCGCTGTCAGGGGCCAGATCAGCGATCGCGGCGCGAGGTGCGCGCAAGGTGGGCAGCACGGTCGTAATTTCCGTTCCGTCCTGCATCAGAACGGCCGTCGGCTCCTCACGGAATACCGCCTGCACGATCCGCATGCTGCCGCCCGGGGGTGTCACGCTGACCGGCGCACCGAATACGGCGGCGGTCAGCGTTCCAAGGCCATCAAAGATCGAGGTCATCCCGCAACGGCAGCCGGAACAGCGCCGTTCAGGCGCAATGTGCCTGTCGGGCTGGGGTTGGCAGCAGCTGCGACAGCAACACCGATCAGCAGGTTGCCTGCGGTCGAGGCGGTTGTTGCAACCTTCTGGGTATCGTTCCAGTAGATCGCAGCACCCTCAGTCCAAGCCTGCGCAGAGGTCTTGGCAATCTCGACCACGCCTGTGGTCTGAATGTCGATCGGATCGCCGGATGCGGCATCGCGCACGGCAATGCCAAACAGCACTCCAACCTTGACACCAGCACCGCTGGCCACATCGGCAGGAGCGGTGACGCTGATCACGTCACCGGGTTGAATGAAGTTCTTCATGGGTTTTCTCCATAGGGAAAAGAAAGGGGGATCCGGCCAGCGCGTTGCGCCGGCCAGTTGGTTGGTCACATTGCTGGGGCTGGGGTGTTAGGCGCCGGCGTTCTTGAAGCCGCCGCGATAATCGACAGCACCGAAGCCGAAGTCGTGGATGATTTCCATCGCCATGCCATCGGTGCCAAAGGTGTTTTCTGTGCGCACGATCGGGGCCGCGTTGCCATCGAGGAAGCCATGCGTCCAGATCTCGCCACCGGCCGCGTTGGGATCGGCCAGCACATACCAAGCGTTGCCGGTGATCTCGTTGGTAACGATCACCTGCAGCTTGCGGCTGAACGGGTTGAATTCCTCGACCTTTGTGGCGGTGATGTCGGCCACGATGGACTCGGCTTCGGTTTCCTTGTCAGGACCGACCAGCAGGATCGCGGGGGCAAGGTTCAGGCTGCCGCCATCCAGACCCTTTTGCTTGCGGATCGAGGAGCGGGCGATCGACAGCGATGCCTTGTTGATCGCGGCGGCGGTCCCTGCGAGGTTGCCGTGATCGGCATGGAAGATCGCTTTGCCATCACTGAGTGCTGCCGACAGCAGCGCCGAGTAGAAAACCGTTTCTTCCATGCGGCTGATCACGCTGCCGTAGTCGCGCATTGCATCATCCAGCGCGCCCAGATCGTCGTTCACGATGGTCTGGCGCGTGATGCGCAGGCCGCTGGCATAGGTGAAGAGCTGCGCTGTTTCCTTGCCTTCGCCAATGGTGCCGTATTTGATCGCGCCACCTTCGCCCAAGAGCTTCGGCATCGGGAAGTCACCGGAGCGGACCAGCGGTGCAGGGCGGAAATCGCGGAAGTCACGGCGACGCGAGACAGCCTGATAGGTCGGCTGCGCCATCTGGTAGCGTTCCAGCAAGACCTTGTTCATCGTGTTCTCGAGGATGGCCGGGAAATCGCTGGTGGTATGGGCGGCGGCACGGATCATGCGATCGATATCACCGGCCGAGCGCAACGGGCCGGTATAATTGGCGCAAGCGGCCATCATCTGGGCGATCGTCATGGTCATGTAGGGCTGGGCACCGGCTGCCACTTTGGGCTTGCGCGTGATCTGCGCGGCAAGGGCCACCGGCATATACTGGCGGCGGGTGTCGGCTTCATCACGAATGATGCGCGCCCGAGGCGCGTTGGGATTGACGTGAGCCAAGGGCTTTCCTTTCGATTTGTAATGCGCCACCACACTGGCCAGCGTGGCTTTGCGGGAGATGAAACCACGCGCGACATCGATGCCGTCGCCGTGCATGTGGACCAGGTCCATGATGGCCGTGGTCATGTCGTCGGGATCTTCAGCCGCTTCGACTTGCTCCTCTTCGGCGGTTGGGTCTTCCTCGGTCGAGGCCGTGACCTGGTCATCGCCCTCTTCCTCTTCTTCAGCAGCCTCGGCAGTCGTAACCTGATCTTCCAGCTGGTCGTTTTCCATAGTGCTCTCCTGTGCGTTTGGGGCTTCCAGCCCGCAGATCATGGCCAGCACGGCCATCTTGCTTGGGCTGTCCGCCCGTCCTGCTGTCAGCAGCTCTTGCGGCGCATGGGCGTAGATCTGGTAATCGAACACCGCCACCTCCTGCGCCTGTTCTTCATCGGTCGCGGTGGCAAAACCTGCCGCGACGGCCTCTTCGGGGGTGTAGTAGGTTTCCACCCGCATGATCTCGCGGGCTTCCTCGACCGTGATGCCCGCGCGATCCGCGTAGATCTGGGCCCATTGCTGGCTCATCCGCTCCAGTTCATCGGCTTTGCGCTGATGATCGTCGGCCGTGCCGCGCCCGCCGCTGTATTCGGTGGCCGGATCGTGGATCATGATCTGCGAGCCCGCGAGCATGGTGATCGTGTCGCCTGCCATCGCAATCATGCTGGCAGCGCTGGCAGCCATACCGTTGATCACGACATGGACCTCTGCCGGATGCGCCTTGAGCAGGTTGTAGATCGCGACACCCTCGGACGCGAGACCGCCACCGCTGTTCAGGTTCACGGTCAGCGGGGCACGCTCGCCCCCGATCATGTTGCGGACTTCCGCCGCTGTGAACGCAGGCTCGCCCCAGAATGAGAAGCCCACAGATCCCTCGAGATAGATTTCCTTCATTGGCCGAGCCTTTCATCGATGATGTCGCTGACCTGATCGGCCACAGGCGCTTGCGCGCCCGTCTGGAACCGTCCGGCCAGCGGGTCTGTGGTGATGTCGCGGTCGATATCCTCAGGATCAAATCCGAGGTTGCGGATC